ACGTGTTAATTGTTTCTTCTGACGTTGCTTCTGCTATGGCAATGGCTGGTGTTCTTCAGTATACACCTGCTCTCCAAGCTGACTTGCAAGTAGATGACACAGGCAACACATTTGCTGGTTTGTTACATGGTCGTATCAAGGTCTACATTGACCCATACTTCGGTGGATACACAAGCAACCAAGAACTCGTAACTATCGGTTATAAGGGTTCTAGCCCATACGATGCTGGTTTGTTCTACTGCCCATACGTTCCATTACAGATGGTTCGTGCCGTAGACCAGTATACATTCCAACCAAAGATTGGCTTCAAGACACGTTATGGAATGGTATCAAACCCATTCGCAGAAGGTCTAGGCGCTGGCTTGGGTGGTTTGAATGCTCGTACCAACAAATACTATCGTATTTTTGGTGTCAAAAACTTGATGTAATCAAAAAGTCCTCATTAAGAAGGACCTTTAGAGAGACCACTTCGGTGGTCTCTTTTTTTTCGACCTAAATACCTGTATATCTTTTTAGAGAAATACTATGTCCGTATTATCAAGAACTCCTCAGAACACCAATCTACTTCAACCTACAAAGTATCTTTTAACCTTTGATAGAATAGGTGCCGCCACATACTTCTGCCAGTCTGTAAACATACCCGGAGTCAGCGTAGGACAGGCCCCAATCAACTTTCCAAGTCTGACTGTATACTCGCCTGGTAACCAAATAACCTACAATAGTTTGAATGTTAATTTCTTGGTAGATGAAGCGGTAGTATCATGGCAAAATCTATATGATTGGTTTCGTTCCTTTGCATCACCAGACGGTACCGATGAACGAAATCTAAAAACGGCATTACAAAATGAGTATAGTAAACAAGACAAGAAACAATATTCAGATGCCACTTTAACGGTACTGAACAATCTAAACAATCCCGTAATTCGGGTTCAGTTTACCAATGTATTTCCGGTTTCATTATCGGATATTAACTTTGATACAAGAATGTCGGCTGATGATATCATTACGGCAGATGCCACATTTGTATATGATGAGTTTAAATTTATACCAGTTTAAGTAACACAAAGTCTTGCCATTTAACACCAAGTGTGTTAATATAGGAAATTGGTGTTAAACTATTGAAAATATTATGGAAAATCTAGAACAAGTATTAAAGTATTGGGAAAAAGATGCAGAAATGGACCAGACAGAACCTGGCAAAGAACTGCTTCGTATTCCTATTCTACACAACAAGTATCTCTCCATTTTAACCAAACACAAGATTGCGGCCAAGAAGGCACACTTTGATTATCTGCGTTTGCGTAAAATTAAGATTGATTATTACAATGGCAGATTAGACCAAGACGAATTAGAAACTCGTGGTTGGCAACCATTTCAGTTTGTATTGAAATCAGATATTGGTGCCTACTTAGAAGGCGATGATGATTTGATTAAGATGTTAGAGAAAAAAGTATACCATGAAGAATGTGTGTCTGTCTTAGAATCGGTAATGAATGAACTGAAACAAAGGACATGGCAACTGCGTGATTTTATTGGTTGGGAAAAATTCATAGGAGGCCAATAATGTCTTTTCTTGTTGCAAACATACCACCCGTTAAATGTTTTGTTCGTAAAGAGTTTCTTTATAACCACGAGAAACACCATGGTGAATTAGAACCTTGTGTATGGATTACTGCCAAGGCCATCAAAGGTCAGGCATTTCGTATTGAATGTATGTTAACCGATTACGGTGCATTGTTTGATAAGTTACCTATCTCAGCATATGTTTGGAAACCTGTAGATAATTATTTGCCGTTAGATAATCTACAAATATGGGATTGTTTATCGTATGATATGGCGGTAATTGAGAAATCAAATCTAAGAGGACTCAAAGTAAAATACTTTGGTAAAGACCGAGCATTTCATTTCGGCAAATACCTTTTCACAATTGATTTTGCGGCACCAGATTTTAATCGTATTGACACCAGTTTTTCAGAAGGTGTGCAAGAACACAAGTCATACAACTTTATTCAACTAGACAATGGCCAATTTGCCTGTCAACCAAACAATCGTTGCCTGTGGTATGATGTATCACTGGTACCACCTGTAGTTAAAACTCCTGATTTTAAAATACCAACAGAAGTCTATTCAGTAGAAAATATTTCTAAATGGAGTGTTGGTACACCTGATTCATGGTTCTATAAGTTTGATGAAAAAGAATGAGTGATTTAACCATATCAAAAAAAGATGAAGTATATGCCAAGATAACTTGTGAGAAACATATCGCAAAAGAGTTATCCGAATACTTTACTTTTTTTGTTCCTGGTTACCAATTTGTTCCTGCATATCGCAATAGAATTTGGGATGGAAAAATTCGTATGTTTAATTTACAGACGAATCAAATCTATCTTGGTTTATTACCATACATTGAATCGTTTTGTGAAGAAAGAAAATACCAATTTGATTATGGTGATCCAAGGCCTGATATTGAAGATGAATACTCAGTATATCATGCCAAAAAATTTATTGATTCATTAAACATTCATGCTCGTGGTGAACCAATTGAAATACGAGAACACCAAATAGATGCCTATATTCATGCAATGCAAAAACGCCGAGCGTTGTTGGTATCACCAACGGCATCTGGTAAATCTCTTATCATCTATCTAATCTTCCGACAGTTACATCAATACCAAAATCTCAAAGGCCTTATCATTGTTCCCACCACATCATTGGTTGAACAATTGTATTCAGACTTTGGTGATTATAACAATGGCGAAATGACCAATGTTCATCGTATATACCAAGGCAAAGAAAAAGACACCGACAAACCACTCACCATTTCTACATGGCAATCTCTGTATAAACTTCCAAAAGAATACTTTCACCAATTTGATTATATCATTGGTGATGAGGCACATCTATTCAAGGCACAGTCTTTAACTTCTATACTTACATCCTGTGTAAATGCTAAATATAGGATAGGTCTTACAGGCACATTAGACGGCACCAAAACACACAAACTTGTATTAGAAGGTTTGTTTGGTTCGGTCAAAAAGGTAATCACCACAAGAGAACTGATTGATAAACAGCAAGTTTCAGATTTTGAAATTAAATGTTTAGTTCTGAAACATGATGATGAAATTTGCCTACAAATAAAAGATAAAACTTACCAAGAAGAAATACAGTATCTTATTTCAAACGAAAATCGAAATAAATTCATTAAGAATCTTGCAGTTAGCTTAGGTAATAATACATTAATATTATATCAAATGGTTGACAAGCATGGTCAAATCCTGTATGATATGATAAGAGAAACCAAGAATATTGGTGATAGAAAAGTATTCTTTGTTCATGGCGGTACTGATACAGCCGACAGAGAAGAAATACGAAGAATAATGGAGATTGAAAACGATGCGATTGTTGTTGCTTCTTTTGGTACTTTTAGCACTGGTATCAATATTAGAAACTTGCATAATATCATATTTGCCAGTCCAAGCAAATCAAGAGTGCGAAATCTACAATCAATCGGTCGTGGACTGCGGCAGTCAGAAGGAAAAGAAAAAGCCATCCTCTACGACATTGCAGATGATTTAAGATATAAGAAACATATGAATTTTACATTGAAGCATTTTGTTGAACGAGTTAAGATTTATACGGAAGAGAAGTTCCCATTCAAAATATATAAAATAGGACTAAAAAAATGAATACAATAAAAATAGTTCGCTTAAAGAATGGTGAAGATATTATTGGTAATTTAAGTGATAATATCGATGGAGATTATGAAATCTCTGAACCTATGTCGGTATCTTTGGTACAAAAAGGCCATGAGAGTGGATTGGTCATGTCACATTGGTTGCCAGTTCAACTAATTAAAAAGAATGAAATCAAAATCAATTCTCGTGATGTGCTTACAATGTTTGAACCAAATGATGAGTTTGCTGAATACTATACAAACACCGTGGAAAAGATTAAGAATTTATTGAAAGCAAAAAACGTTGCTGATTCGATGACAGATGAAGAAATTGAAGATATTATGGATGCACTAGAGGATGGTGATGGACAAACATTACATTGATTTAAATATTAACTTCATAGGGGAACACCGAGAACTATACACGTTGTCAAGCCCTTTGTCAACAACTTTTTATGGTATATTTTATGGCTAAGCAAAAACATTACATTAATAACGAAGATTTTCTCAAGGCACTAGTTGATTACAAGACAGCTTGTAAACTGGCAAAGAAAGAAAAGAAACCACCTCCAGCGATTCCAAATTACATTGGTGAATGCTTTATGAAGATAGCAGAAGGTTTATCACATAAACCAAACTTCATTAACTATACATATCGTGATGAAATGATATCAGATGGTATTGAGAACTGCCTACAATACTTTGATAACTTTGATCCAGCCAAGTCTAAGAATCCATTTGCTTACTTTACTCAAATCATCTATTTTGCTTTTTTACGGAGAATCTCCAAAGAAAAGAAACAACTGTATGTCAAGTATAAGGCTACAGAACAAATGGGTATACTAGATGAATTTGAATTGATGGAGTTTGAAGATGGTACTTCCAGACAGTTTGAACTGTATGATAATATTGCCGAATTTATTGAAACATATGAAGATGCAAAAAAGGTAAAGAAGGACATTGCAACGGCAAAGAAAACAAAAGGGCTTGAAAAATTTTTAGGAGAATGATATAATGTATAAAGTAACTTATTATACAATGCCTACTGAATCAACTGTATTCTTTAAATACTTTAAGACATTGCAAGAAGCCACATTCTTTGCTGGCAATAAACCAAATGAATCCGTGATTGAAATTAAATACTATGACGACATTGAACACAGAAAACCAGACCGCAACTAAAGTTGCCATCATTACTGACCAACATTTTGGTGCTCGTAATGATTCAATACATTTCCTAGATTATTATGAAAGATTCTATTCTGGCACTTTCTTTCCAACTCTTGAAGAACATGGTATTGATACTGTTCTTATTTTAGGTGATACATTTGACCGTAGAAAATATGTAAATTTCTTTACACTTAAACGTGCAAGAGAGATGTTCTTTGATAAGTTGTATGCAAAAGGCATTCAGGTACATATGTTGGCTGGTAACCACGATACCTATTTTAAAAATACCAATGATGTGAATTCGGTTGATTTGTTATTACAAGAGTATAGTAACATTAATGTAATCTCAAAACCAACCATTATTATTGTGAAGAATACAAATATCTGTATGGTTCCATGGATTTGTCCTGAAAATTATAACGATTGTATTAATGTTATGACGGACACCAATGCTGATATTTGTATGGGTCACTTTGAGATTGCCGGTTTTGCCATGTATCGTGGTATGCCAAGTCAAGAAGGATTAAGTCGTGAGTTATTCAGAAAGTTTGATTTTACTTTTAGTGGTCACTATCATCATAGGAGTTCAGCTGACGGTATTCACTATCTTGGAAACCCGTATGAACTTACTTGGCAAGATTATAATGATACTAGAGGTTTTCATATTTTTGACCTTAGCAATCGGAGTCTTGATTTTGTAAAGAATCCAAATGTTATGTTCCACAAAATCACTTATGATGATAAAGTGGAATCAATCACCGAGATTACCAATAAAGATTTAAACAAGTATACCAATACCTATGTTAAAGTGGTGGTAATCAACAAAACAAACCCCTATCTGTTTGACAA